CGCTCGGGCAGGTGCATTTACTCACCGGGACCGGGATCATGGCGCTATCGGATATCAGCGAACCGGCGCTCATCATCGGCGCGGTGTACGAGATACTTGCACTACAGGCGTCGTACACGCGGACGATAGAGCTGCAGGCGCAATTTGCAGGAGGTAACGCATGATACACGCGGGAGACGTGGGAACGAAAATCAGGATTGTGCCTGATGATGGCACTAGTTTGTCCGGGGCAACCGATGTACAACTACGCCTGAAGAAACCGAATCATACACTCATCACCAGAAACGCCGCGATTGTAGACGGCGCCGTGCAGTACGTCACGGTCGAGGGCGATATTGATGTGGCCGGGAAATGGGCAGCTCAGGCGTATGTCGATCTAACTACCTGGAAGGGCAGTTCGAAAACCGTTTTTTTCACAGTCGATGGTGTGCTGACATGAGACCATTATCGCAGATACCGCAAACGAGGGTAACACGTGGCTGATCGCATAATCGGGCGTCTGGCGTACAAGATCGTCGGCGACGACCGAGAGTTTAAAAAAGCGCTCCAGCGCTCAACTCGCTAGCTCGACAAGACGGCAGACCGATTCCAGCAGATCGGCGGGCGGCTGTCTCTCATGGTCACCGCTCCGATTCTGGCCGCTGCCGCCGCCTACGGGGCAGCTTCGGCGGGGTTCTACGCCGCCTCTGGCGTGGCTGGGGCGATCACCTGCAATGGCCAAGTATGCTTCTCGATAATTCCTACATTCATGTATAGAAGAGACTACCTATCTGTATGTGGTAAAATACTCCCTGATATTGAATAAGGAGCGGGGTGTATAGTGGCTACAGTATACGACGTAGAAACAGTATTGAATAATCGTTTACTGGAGTACGCCCAAGATACCGAGACCACTGTAGGTCCCGATGACATCCATTGGTCTAATACAGGCTACGAGCCTGTTGTTGGTACACCGTATATCGCTGCTAATTTCGTGCCTGCTTCTTCCGCTCCTGTAGGAGTAGGCCAGGAAAGCCCTATACGGGAAATAGGATTCTATCAGCTTTCCGTGGCGGTGCCTAGCGGAGAGGGCAAAGGTACTGTGAAGCAGATCGTGTCTGAACTTCATCAGTACTTCAAGCAGAGTTCAACTTTGACATATGGCGGAATTAACGTCAGGGTTCAAAGGTTTCGGGTTTTTGACACATTCACTGGCCCGGATTGGTTTATTCAGATCGTGCGAGTTGAATGGCGTTCTGATATTCCGAATAACAATTAACGGAGGAAATCATGGCTACAGGTTCAAATAGGTTTTTGCAATTTGTAAAACAAACTGCACCTAGGGAGCTGCCGAGCACTGCCAATTTTGTCCGCCTGCGGAATACAGGTGGAGGCGGAATTGCAAACAATCGTACGAACATCACATCAAATGAAATTCGTAGTGATCGGCAAATTATTGAAAGTCGACTTGGACAGAATCAACCGGACATCACGGTCCCGTATGAACTGTCTTTCGATTCCTATGACGCCTTCATTCAAGGTGCCCTTGGCGGGTCCTGGATTGGTGGTTATACCATTGAGGCAGAAGCCGAAGTAGATACAGGCGGGGAATTCACTCTCAGCTCTGGTACATGGGCAGATCATCCCATCTCCGAGGGTGACTACGTTCTTGTCAATGGTACATCAAACACTGACATCATCGGTGAAGTAGGAGATATCGATGGCGCGGATCTCACAGTATATGAGATTGGGACAACCACTGCTATCACCACAACGTCCGAAACGGTGGACTTTACTTTTGTAACGGGACACTACGCGGAAGAGATTGCCACCTCCACTAATGAGCTGTCTGTTGTTGCGACTGCTCAGACGATTACTCGCACAAACGATTCCTGGATAGACCTGGGAGTTGAGATTGGGGACAAGATCTTCTTTGACGGTTTCTCCAGTGGGGCTAATAACGGCTGGATTGAAGTTGAAGATGTAACGGATACCGTAATCACTGCTCGGGACGGTTCCCTGGTTGATGAGACAATTGACACCGGCACAGTCTCTCTCGTTACCTCAACGGGATTCCTTACTGTGGGTAATGATCTGGACTTCTTCGCTATCGAGGAAGGATTCACAGATATCGACAGCGGTGATGACGTAGACGGTAACGCCGTCACTGATGGTGTTTTCCACCACATCCTCGGCTGTTATGTCTCGAACTGGAACATGAGTATCCAGCCGGACAGCGTGCTTACGGGCGAATTCCAGTTCCAGGGTCTGGTGTACAGTGGTTTCTTGAATGAGACTTCTGCTGACGGAGTTGAGGAATCGAATATCAATAACGTGTTCGACTCCTTCACTGGTAATCTCTCAATCCCCAGTGCTCCTGATATCGAGGCTGTGATCACGGGATTCGACTTCACTCTTGACAATGGTCTGACACGGCGATACGCCTTGATGGACAAGAACGCAATCTCTATCGGAGACGGGCGTTCAAATGTCACGGGTACACTGAATGCGTACTTCGAGAATGCTGATCTCTCCAACATCTTTGAAAAAGAGGAAGAGATTCAGGCTAGTATTCGAACTGAAGACTTGGATGGTAATAGCTACACTTTCGGTATTCCGAAGTTGAAGCTTACCAGTGAAAGCCGTGATGTGAGCGAAAGCGATGTCACGCAGACACTGAACTTCCAGGGGCTTGGTGGACGGAGTACTGATAAGAAGAAGACACTGTATGTGCTACGACAACCGGCAATAGCGTAAGATAAAGGGCCGGGATAATCCCCGGTCCTTTCATTAAATTACTGTTGAGGAAAGAGAGAGGAAGAACATGGATTTCAATCAATACGACACACGAAAGAAAAGCGAAGAGGGCGTCTGGTTCCCCATCTACTCACCTGATGGTTCGGTAGAAGTAGCTGAGTTCAAAATCGCGGGCCGCGATAGTAAGCTGCTGAAACGCCGACAGCAAGAAGTTGCAAAGAAAAACTCCAACAAGAGAAAGGTTACTCCTGCGGAAGAGGAACAAGATACCCTCATCACTTTAGCTACGTGTACCCTCGACTGGCATATGGTGGAAGAAGATGATAAGGGCAACATGCGTCCCGGCAAGGATGGAGTAATTATTGAGGGAGGCATAGAGATTCCCTATAACTTCGAGAATGCGAAAGAGTTTTATGAGCGATGGCAATATGTAGCTGAACAGGTAGTTGAGTACATTGCGGATCGTTCCTATTTTTTGTCCAGCTAGCCGAGATTTTTGAATCTGCTATCCTCCAGGAGATGAAACTCAACTGGGAAGAGGATGGCGTTTCGCAGAGATCCCGGCTTGAACAGGTTTGGACACAGACTGGTAAGAAGCCGAGTGAATTGGAGTTGGAAGCACTTCCTGTAGAGTTAGTGTACCTACGGGAAGTGTTTTGGGACATATGGGATAGTGAGGGGTGGAGCTGGACAGAGTTCTATCACTACCAAGTAATATTCGAGATGGAATTTGATCTCGATGAGATTTACATTCTGAGGAAAGCTTTTGTTTCCTGTCTGAGATTTATCCAGCAGAAATCAAGAGAGAAGATGAAGAAGTCATCAAAGGCGGCACCTAAGAAGGGTAAGTGATATGGCGGATTTTGAGACAATTGGTGTTGAAGTAACCCAAAGAGGAGCACGAAAAACTCAGCAAGATCTCGATGGTGTTACGAAGTCCGCCCAAGGTACGACCCGAGCATTCAAGAGTACTGAGCAAGCAGCTAGGGATAAGACAAAAGCTGATCGCGACGGATCAAAGGCTACTAATGATGCCGCTAGAGCCCAAGACGGGTTTAACAAAACCCTTACTCGTTCTTCTGGTCGCTTAAAGGTTATTGGTCGGGACATCAATCGTTACTTCATCCTTCCCATGACCGCTATGATCGGACTCTCTTCTCGTGCAGCCTTAAACCTGAATGAAGGTATGGCAAATGTCCAGGCTCTAATCCCTGACACCGGAGACCGAATCTATGAGTTACGGGATTCCGTAACTGATCTCGCATCTGCTACAGGCAAGAGCTTTGACGATATCACTTCTGGTTTATACCGAACTATATCTGTGTTTCTAGATAATGCCGATACAGTTGATCGTCTCAACACTGCTATACGAACGGGTATAGCGGGTTATGCTTCTACAGCGGAATCTGTGCAGTTGCTTTCCTCAGTTACTCGCGCATATGGAGATACTTCTGGAGAAGCTGTTGAGAAAGTCGCGGACTTAGCTTTCGAAACAGTTCGTCTTGGTGACACCACAATACCTCAGCTTTCTTCTGCTATGCAGGTGGCTACTGACCGTGCCGTGCGTCTTGGTATCAGTCAAGAGGAATTGTTTGCAGTTATGGCTACCCTTACTGGTATCACCGGTGATGCCTCCATGGTAGCCACACAGTTCCGTTCTGCAATGGACAGTATTCTGCGGCCCACGGATGAGCTTACACAACTCCTCGATGAAATGGGTTATGTTACCGCTGAAGCGGCAATAGAAGAAGAAGGTATGGTTGGTCTTATTACAGCTATATCTCGTAAAGCAGAAGAGGCGGGTCAGCCTCTTCAGAATTACATCACACGAAAAGAAGGTGTAACTCTCGTATCCCGTCTTGCCAGTGAGCAGTTGCAGGACTTTAATTTCCGACTCTCCGAGATCCAGGATTCCACAGGAGCAGCTGCTGAAGCTTTCGAAAATGTTACCCAAGGTATAGGTAAACATAATTTTGAGATGGAAAAGGCGAAGCAGCGTGTCAATGTTTTTATGGCCGAGATCGGGGAAAACCTGCTTCCTGTTTTAGTAGACTTATTGCAATTTCTCGGAGATATTATAGAGGCCTTTGCGTCTCTCCCTAATTGGGTGCAGGCAGCCACAATAAGGGTGACTTTATTTGCAGGGGCTTTGTCTATTTTGTTTCAACTAGCAGGTGCACTTAAAAGTCTGAAAGTGGTAGCTTTGCTAGGTGGGATAGGAAAAGCGGCGGTGGCTGCTCAGATACCAATGGCGGGCCTGATTGGTGTACTAGGTACTGTGGGTGGCGTAGCAGTAGGGCTTGCTGGCGTGGCAGCCGTTATTGGCGTTGGCATAGTAAATGCAAATAGAAAAGCAGCGGAATCCGCTGAAGAAAGTAAGGAAGCCCTCCAAGGGATAGTCGATCTTCAGGAAGATATATCTGAGGGGTCTCGCCGCTCTGAATCCGCTCTCTCAGGAACTATACTAGGATTTCGTCAGGAAATGCAAGAACTGGACGGGATTCGTATGTGGGAGATGCGAGATGGGCAGCTTTTCGAGGAAGGCGGTCTCTTAGATTACGAATCCCTGGAAGCGAAAACAGACGATGAAATTTCAAACATGATTGAGACTTTTCGTACTCGGCTAGAGACTCTTGAAAAGGAAACACTTGCTGAATTACAGGAGACAGAACGAGAACTTAGCAAGATTGTGGAGCCCGGTTTACAGGACCTGCGAGATCTTCTTACTCAAAAAAATGAAGAGTATCGAGATGAAGGGGGCTCTAAAGCTTTCTTTGAATGGTTGTTTCCTCAAGCTAATTCTGAACTCTTCGGTGAGAATATGAGCCAGAATCTCAATGAAATCTTGAACATTGCTCAAGATAAATTAGCTGAGTATGATCGCTACCGGGATTCAGGTATATTCCACATAGCAGGAGAAGAGCGCTATGAAGAAACACAGTCTCTTGTGAACATATTACAAGGGATAGTAGGGAATGAAGATGAACTTAATTCTGTTCGATCCCGGATACGTGAAGCGGAAAATTTAGCGGCTGGTATTAAAGCGTCAATACTTGAACTCCGTGATTTTTCTCCAGAAGATGGTAGTGGAGGGGGGCGGTCTTCTGTAATGACATGGCAGGAATGGTTTGCAGAGGTTATGGATGTTCCTGATGCAGAGTTTGTGAATACCGGTAATAGAGCTGCTGAACTTTTCAGAGAAGGCTTCACACAGGAGACAGAACATAGGCAGAGCGTTGCTGAACTGTTAGGTATTGATTTCGATGATGCGTCTTATTTTGAATCTGCTGCAAGTCAACTCCAGGATCAGATATTAGAATTACTGTCCAATCGAGACATAGATGCCCCGTTTGAAGTATATGATAATGCTATAGTAGCTCTTAGTGATCAATTCGATGAGATGATGGATAAAATGGGGGTTGCCGTTGCCGAGGACTTTGCCAGTGACATCCGTGAATCAACAGAAGAAATGGATACCATGCGTGGGGTTATGGAAGGGCTCGGTCTTGATACTGACGATTATACACTAACTATAGATGATCTCGTGCAAAGGATTGAGGATGCTCGTACTGTGATGCTTGATTTAAGTGAGCAGGGGGTACCTTCTACTTCAAGTGCTTTTTCCATTTTATCAGGAGAAATTGAGAAAGCTATTAATCAAATTGAAGCTTTGAAAGGCGGCATGCAGGACCCCGGCCTTACATTTTCAGAAGCAGAATCAAAGCTGGCTAGTTTTTCAGCATACACCAAAGAGACTCTCTGGGAGGCGTTTGATGGCGGTATGAAAGGCGCGTGGCAGAGAGCAGCTGACAATTTAGATAAAGGTTTAACTGATGCACAGATTCGTATGGTTATTTTTGCAGACCTTATAGGCGAAGTTTTGATGGCGGTCGGGCAAGAAGTTACGAATATGTTCACTGAAATGGGGGAAGGTTTGGTCGAGGGGTTGAGTGCTGGGGAATCCATGGCTGAGTCCGTAGAGAAGTCGCTGATTAAGCTCATGGGGATGCTGCCTCAATTGATGATGATGGCTGGATTACAATTGCTTATAGCAAATCCATCTGCTTGGCCTATTGCTTTAGGGCTTATAGGCGGTGGTGCTATTGCTGCTATTGGAGTAGGAGCAGCTACAGCAGCTTACGAATCAGAAAATAAGCATGGAAATGTGTTCTCTGGCGGAACGGTACAACCTTTTGCTGCGGGCGGAATTGTAAATAGGCCTACTGTTTTTCCGATGAAAAACGGTGCAGGTCTTATGGGAGAGGCTGGGCCGGAGGCGATTCTCCCGTTGAAGCGCGGGGCGAATGGGGATCTCGGGGTTCAAGCGTCCGGTGGTGCGGCCCCGGTTCAAGTGGTTATCAACAATCATAGTGGTGAGCCGGTGAAGAGTGAGGAGCGGTCGACGGCGAATGGGGGCAGGATGATCGAGGTTACGATTGGCGGCGTTGTGAAGAAGTATCTTGCGGAGGGTCGGCTCGATTCTGAGATGAAGGCGAGATATGGGATCTCAAGACAGGGGGTCAGGTAATGGCGAACTGGCCAGCTACCCTACCCCAACGGTTTGAGTCCTTTGGTTTCTCGTATCGGCCCGAGGATAATGTGATCCGGACGAAGATGGCGCAGGGTCCGGTGAAGTCGCGGGTCAGGTTCACGGCGGTTTCAACGATGGTGTCGGGGAATATCGTGGTGGATCGGGATCAGGTTGATGATCTTCTCGAGTTCTATCGGTTCACGACCTCGTATGGGGTGTATCCGTTCGATTGGGTGGACCCGATATCTGAGGCGGCGGCGCAGTTCCGGTTTCTGTCTCCTCCGTCGGTGGTGGATGTCGAGGGGCCGAGGGTTGTGGTCGGTCTGGATCTGGAGATGTTGCCATGAGGAATGTGAGCGCGGCGTTCAAGCAGGCGATGTTCGATCAGTCGACGGACAGTGTGTTTCTGGTTCTGCTGACGTTGAGTCACCCCGATCTGCCCTCTGACATCCGGCTGGTGAATAATCGGCAGTCGGTAGTGAGTGGTGGGGAGACGTATTCCCCGTATGCCTTCGGGGTTGATATGCCGGGGGATTCTGAGGGTCGAGTGAGTGCGGTCTATCTGGTGATCGACAATACGGATCGGTCGATTGTGCAGGCGGTTCGGTCGATCAATGATGCCCCGACGGTGACGATCAGGGTGGTTCTGGCGAGTGCTCCGAATACGGTGGAGTTGGGGCCTTTCGAGTATCGATTGAGGGATGTCCAGTTCACGAAGGAGGAGGTCCGGGGGCAGTTGGTGTTCATGGAGCGTCTGGCGAGAGAGATCCCGGCGCATCGATTCGTGGCGAGAGACTTTCCGGGGTTGTACGTATGAACGGGTTGATTGGCATCCCGTATTCCGAGGGTGGGCGCGATTACGATGGCGTCGATTGTTGGGGGTTGGTGTATCTGTACTACCGGGACCAGTTGGGGATCGAGCTTCCCCGATTGGATGGTGGATATGATGTGAAAGATCTGCCGATGTTGGCGGATTTCCTTGACGAGAGTAAGTCGACGGTCAATGCGGAGCCTGTTGATGAGCCGAGGGACGGTGATTTGGTAGTTATGAAGTTCCGGGGGCACCCGATTCATGTGGGGGTGTATCTGGATGGTTCTGTGTTGCATGTGTTGAGAGGTATTGATTCCGTGATGGAGCCCGTTGCGTCTCCCCGGATTCGTGGAAGGATCGAGGGGTATTACCGTGTCCGTTAGATTGAGCGTTCTCAGGAATCCATTCACCAAAGAGCGGGAGGAGCTTCAGGTTGAGCCCGGACGGGTTGGTGAGTATCTGGAGGGAATCGGGCTTCATTCCCCGCATTCCATATTGATACTCAATGACGAGGTTGTCGGTCCGGATTGTCTCGCTGAGGATGGGGATCATGTGATTATCCGTGCGGTCCCTATGGGGG